GCCGCCACAATACGGACACATGTCCGCAGTGCTGTAGTCATACAGGATGTCATTGCCAAATTGATTGGAGCCGCCTGCAACCAGTGGAATGCCAGCGGCAGTCATTTGCCATGCGGTGCCGCTTGTGGCTGCGCTCAGCACTTGGCTTGCGCTGCCCATGGTGATGGCGCGATCACTGAAGTTGACCGCATAGCCGGTAAAGCTGTTCATCACTCCAAGATCGTCGTACAGCGCGGCCAGGCCAGTTGCGCCCCAGAGATCGGTTGCCAGCGAATTTCCGCCAGTTACAGCGGCCATGTTGGCGGACGTTTTGAGCACGTAGAAACGGCCCGTAGCGGGATCGCTTGCGCTTTGCGTGATGCCGGGTGTGATTTCCCAAACGATGCCATTGAGGTCAACCACACCATTCATTTGGCCGTTGTGCGCAGTCTTTGCCATGAAGTTGGCCGAGCCTGTCCTGCCGCAGTTGTAGGTGCCGTTTCCATCGTCCACATAAGCAATGGTGGCGTCTTGCGCATCGCCCAGAGCGTTGTTGTTGCAACCTTTTGGGAAATTCGTGGAGCCGCTGGAATACCAGGCATTGAATGTGGTGGAGGTGCTGGCACTGCCGTGGGCCGTGGACAGCAAGGCCAACATTTTGAAAATGAAGATGCTGGAGCAAAAGAAACTGGAGCCGCGCGTTTTGGCCGCTGCAATCGCGCCATGAAACGCATTGGCCGGTGCGCCTGTCAGTGTTGCAAATGCCGTGTTGGCGATTGACCCGCGCTGAGCGCTGGACAGCACAATGCCGTTTTTGAGGGAGCTGGCAACGCCGCCATTGTTCGAGCAGAGGTACTTGTCCACAAAGACGCCTGGGCGGATGGTGCCGTTGTTGTAGAAGGCGCGGTGCAGCGCATACCCGGCAGCATTGGCATCGGCCACGCTGGCATAAGTGGCAAACGGCTTGACATCAATCACGTTGATCGCAAGACCGTTTGCGCCAGTGCCGACCTTGTAATAAAAGGCGGGCACATACACCATGACAGAACCGTCTGTGAAAACGTAGTTGCCGTAATTCTGGCTGGCCGGGTCTTCGGTGCCATACAGCTTTGCCATGCCAGACGGCAGCTCGGGCGCAATGCCAACGCCAAAGCCTTGTTGGCCGGGAACGCCAATGTTGTTGACGATGCCAGCGCCACCGGCTGAGCCGATGCGGATGCCGAAGGGGAAATTGACTGGCGAACCGTCCGGGGTACGGACTTCGCGTGCGACTAAGTTGCTCATTGAATGCTCCAGGTTGCGTTATCGGAAACGGTGACAGTGACGCCATCCGCAATGGTGATGGGGCCGGTGCTGGTGGCGTTGTAGCCGCTGGCAACGGTGAAATCAGCGCTGATCACGCTGGGGTTAAGCCTGATTGGGCTGTCGGGATTAGTGGCCTGCGCTTGGCTGGCATAGATGGCGGCAGCGGCAGCGCTGTTGGCGGCAGCCTGAGCGTTTTGCACTGGGCTTTGCGCCGCCACGGCAGCAGCGGCCTGATTTGCCAGAATGCGATCAGCTTGAGCAGCTGACGCGCTGACAGCCGCGGCAGATTGCTTGGCATTGACATCAGCTTGCAGCGCATTGGCTTCGGTTGCAAATGTGGGCAATGCCGTCATGAAGGCATCGCCACGCACCGCAAAATTGGCTGGATCGCTTCGGCTTGGCGGGGTTGGCAGTGGAGTAATTGGCATCAGATCAGTCCTTCAATTTCAAGTGAGCAATAAGACTTCGTGGGGTATGCGACATCAATCGTGAAATCGCGGTAAAAGCCATAAACAACCAGCGGCTGGTATGCCTCACCCTCGGCACCAATCCACACAGCGGGCTTGGCCCGAATGTCGGACAAAACGCGCTGCACTTTGTTCATTTGCATGGCATCGAGCATCAGCCGCGCGGTCATGCGCTTGCTGAATGCCCGCTCAACAAAAGTGGTGGCTCCAAATTCATCGGTGTCTTTTCGGCTGTAGTCGGTGATTCCCGCTGTGGCCCCATATTCGGCATCGCCAAGCTCATAGAACGTGCCAAATGACAGCTGGCCGATGGCAACGGTGCCGCTGCCTGACAGCGTGAGAGTCATTCGGGCATTCAAATATGGTGGGATATCTGTAAACACCACTTCACCAATCTGCGTGAACGGCTCAAAAAAGTACATGTACCAGTCGTACACATAGCTGCCATCCAGATTGACGGTGCGGCTGTAAACAGTGGGGCCACCAGCACCATCCGTGATGTTGGCAACGACTTGATTTCCAACAAGGCCAAGCAGCGCCAAACTGTTCATCAGGCCAGGCGTCATGACAACAGTCAAAGGGCTGGTGCTGACGGTGGCCGTGCTGATTTGGTCATCAAACATCGCATGCACGTTGTCGGGCCCGACCAGCACCCAGAAAGTAGGGCTGGTGGATGGCGTGTTGCCGGTGTTGCTGTTGACCAGGCTTTCATAAATGTTGGTGCCGTAATCCACCCGGTCACCTTTTGCATAAGTGGTGGCAGCGTTGTAAGCTGCATGCGTCTCCACCGCATTGGTGCTGACCAAGTGCGTGGCGGCGACAAATGTAGTTGGCTTGATGACTTTCATGCCCGTCCTTTATGCAACTGCAACGGTTTGCATGGCATCGCCGTTTTGCGTGACGCGCTCCAGCAAGCGCTGTGATTTGCCCGTGTTGACAGCGGTGGCCCGAGCCTCGGCGCGAAGATCGGTAACCTCTGAGCGCAAAGCCGATACTTCGGAGACCAAAGCGGCCATATAGGCGGACTGATCGGCACCGCCTTGCTGGGTGTAGACATAGCTGGGCAATGCGCGGACGCCCAAAGCGCCATCGGCCATGCGCTCCAGAGGCATGACCGCCTCGGGGCCAGCCTCACCCATGACGCCCAACTGGCCGCCATCAAACATGAATGGTGTGGGCGTGTTGTAAACGCCTTGGCCCCCAAAGACGCCACCTGACGCAAAGCCAAACCAGCTCAGAACTTTCCCGATCAGGCCGCCGCCACCGCTGGATTGATTGACCACCACGGGATTGGCAGCAGTTTTGGCTGTCGATGCGTCGATGTTGCGCAAATAGTCGCGCATAGGCAGCAGGTAGTCCAGGCTGGCCGCTGTGTTTTTTGACACGGCCATGAGGCCATCGTTGTTCATGAACACCAGCGCTTCAATTTGCTTGGATGCCGTCTTGAGTGCTTCGGCAGTGTTTTCCATGGTGCCGTTGCTGTAGTCGCCCACGGCATCCACGGCGGCGTTGACCAGCTCCAAAGCGCTGAGCTGACCGTCTCCATTGGTGTCAACAGAGCTGATCAGCTTGGAAATTTGCTCATCGGTGGCAATACCATTGAGCCCTTTTGTCAATTCCTCATAGCTGAGCAAGCCGTCCACATTGGTGTCGAGCTTTTCAAATTCTTTGACGGTGATTTTTGCAAGGGAAATGATTTCAGCGCCAATGGTGTCGCCCACCAGGCCAATGGTTTCCTTAATGAGCTGGAGCAATTCCAGCGTTTCTTGCTGGTAGCCCTTGACGGCTGGCAGGGACGAGACTTCAGCGCTGACCTGAGCCACGATGGCAGCAAACTGAGCGCCACTGGTGGCTTGATTTTTGGCGGCAGCAATGTACTGATCGGCCATGCCTGTGATGGAGCCCAAGGCCGACTGATCATTGGCGCGGGCCAGATTGAGCGTTTGCAGGTATTGAGTCCGCGCAGCCGACATCGACACCGATGGTGAGCTGGTGCTAATGCGCAAGGCTGCAAGCCATTCGCTGATGCTTTTGCCACTGGCCCGCAATGCCGCCACCTTGGTTTCGGCCTCTTTTTGTGCGGCCTCGGCTGTTGCCATGGCCGCCTTGGTGACTTCGCTGAATGCGGGGGCCAGCTGCAACAAGACAGCATATTGCTGCCTGCCCACTTCGGTGGTGAGGTCTTGCGCATCTACAAGCGCTTTGTAGGAGGCCAAAGTGCGCGGCAAGGCTGTGCCACCAAAAGCGGCAGAAAACGCCTTGGTGAGCTGTTGCTGCGTCTTTGCCAGCCGCTCTTCCTTGGTGTAGATGGCCTGGTAGTAAGCGCTGGTCAGGGTGACAAAAGCATCGGCTCCGCCCACCAGGTCAAGCAGCTTGCTGGCCGCATCGGCTCCAACGGCGCTGGTTGCCAACAGGCTTTGATTGAGTGTGTCGAGCACCTGGTTGACCGACATGAGGCTATTGCCAAGGCGAGCCAGGGTGATTGAGGTGTTTTCTCCCTCTTTGGCAAACATGGCAAGGGTGCCACCATAGGCGCTTTGAGCCATGGCATCGCCAAAGCCTGTGATGGCCGCTGCAATAGCCTTTTCCTTGGCGGCATCGTCAAGGCCTTTGAGGCTGATATTGATTGACTGCGAGAACCCATTGACCGCATCGGCGCTCAAACCAATGGCACTGGCATAGGCCTTGGTGGCCGAAGTGGTCATGCCCACTGCGCCACTCAAAAACTTGCCCAGCTCCGAATTGATGGATGCGTAGTCAGTGCCAGAGCGGTCAGAGCGAAACCATCCACCCTCTTGGTACCACTTGCTGTATTGCCTGACATTGGCACCAGAGGCGGCAAATTGGCCGGTCAAGCCGTAATCTTGCGTTTCCTTGGCACCCATGCCAAAAGCACGGTTAACCAGTCCACCGATGGCCCCGCCAATGGCTGCGCCAATCGGGCCAGCAATGACAGCGCCAATGGCTGTGCCGGTCACTGTGGCAATGTTTTTGTTGCCAAAGGCGGCATATTGGCCGCTGATGGCTGTGCCAATGCCGTAGCCTGCCAATGCCCCGCCCGCATACGATGCAGCGGTGCCAATGGCGCCAGCCGATGACATGAGAGAACCCCCGGCCTCAGCCAAAACACCACTGGTGTTGCGAACAAGCCAACTGCCAATTTCAAGAGCCGATTCGGTGACGGCTGCACCGACTTTTGCAAAGCCGCCGACCACGGTGTCATAAATGCTTTTGATGGTGCCAATCATGCCCAGCGACGAGCCAGAAACACCGGCAGCCTGTGCACCTGGTACGCCAAAGGCAGAAGCAACACCGGCACCAACAGGGCTGATGATGGCTTGAATTACCGGGCGCAAAACCATCGTTTTGAACATGTTGACGATGGTGTCACGCATGTTTTTGGCGAAATCCTTGCCAGACTCAAAGCCTCGCATCAGGGCGTCCACAATGCTGTCGTTGATCTTGTTGGCGGTGCGCTCCCATTCTTCGGCGGCTTTTTTGGCCGTTTTGTCATTGGCCTCCAAAACTTCGCCGTCTTTCATGGCTTTGATCAAACGCTTTTGGGCATCAATGCGCGACTCCAGCGCCTGCACATAGCCCGGAATGATGTTTTCTGTGGCCTCTATGGCGGCCAACTGGTTTTCCATTTCAGCCAAAGTCAATTCGGCCAGGGCTGATTTGCCTTGGCCGTAGGTGGCATTTGCCATTTCCTGCGCTTTGGCCTGAGCATCCACGGCGTCCACCTGTTTCCAAGCATCGCCCAGCGTTTTTGCCATTTCGTCATTGATTTGCTTTTCGAGCTTGGCGCGATCCTCGGCAGCTTTTTTCATGAAGGGTTGCTGATCCAGCAGCAGCCGCTGGGCATCGGTCAATTCATCAACTGTGAGCTTGCCTGCCTTGTAGGCGGCATTGAGGCTATTCCACTTTTCTAAAAAATCGCCTGAAAGACCACTGTCAATCTGAGTCAAACTTTGATACAGCTTGGCACCGCTGTCGGCCATTTTTCTTTGCTCTTCAGCCGCTTTTTCTGCGGCTTTGGCTGCAAGCTCTTGCTGTTTTTTGTAGTCCTCGACCAATGGGGCCGCCTTACGCATGGCCGCGGCTTGGTTGGTCATGGCATCCATGCCAGCGCTGCCCGAAGCATTCCAGGCATCTTTGATCGAATCAAGTGAGCTCGTCCAGTTCTCCTTCATGTCGGATTGCCAGCGATTGCCCGCCTCAACCGCACCTTTGAAGTCGCCTTTAAGGATGGCGATGGCTTGGGCACCAACTGCATACAAGGTGTCTCCAACCGCCTTGAATGCACCAACAATGCCCACGCCGACCACGTACAGCGACTTGAGCGCAATTGCCAGTGCATCGGCAATTTTTTTCAAGTTGTCGCCTTTGGTCATGGCTGTAAAAAATTGGTCTGCAAGACCAGAAAGCGTTGGCAGCAGCTGCGATGCAACTTGACGGCCAACACCTTGCACGCCCATGCCAATCAGGTCAAGCGTGTCATTGAATTTGGCAGCATTGGCAGTAGTTTGATCGTCCATTGTCAGACCCAACTTTTGAGCCATGGCATCAAACTCTTCCAGCGCTTTGGAGCCGCCATTGAGCAGTGGGATCATTTCTGCGCCGCTTTTGCCAAACAATTCCTGCGCAAGTGCGGCCTTGGCTGCGCCGTCTTCATAGCCCGCAAACTGATCGGCTAATTCGCCCAGCATTTGGCGTGAGCTTTTCAGGCTTCCATCGGTGTTTTTGACCGACAGCCCCATGGCCGCAAATGCGGCATCGCCTGCGGCCATGTTCTTTGCCAGCTTGCTCATGGCACCCTCAAGCGATTCGGCCTGCATGCCTGACATTTTTAGTGCGACTTGCAAGCCTGCAATTTCTTTGGTGGCAAGGCCTGTGCGCTCTTTGACATCATTCATGGCGTCCATGGCGTCAACGCTGGATTTGACCCACGCCGCCAAAGCGCCAACGCTCAAAGCTGCGCCAATTTTTGCGCCAACCCCGGAAAACGATGAAGCGATGTTGTTTGCCACCTGACGGCTCATGCGCTGCATCTCATCGAATTTGCGCTGCACATCGGCAATGTCTGCCATGAGCTTGATGTTGACTGCACCGGCTTGCATGCTCAGTGATCCTTTCGTGCGACCTGCGCACGTGCACCAAAGATCGAACGCACACCATCGGAGACGGCTTGGCGATGATCATTGGCGGGTTTTTCGATAAAGAACGGCGGGCAATCGGCTTGCTGCGCATCCTGACTGGCGACCACGTAGGCGGTGCTGAGCTTGCGAAGGCCTCGGGCCTCCCAGGCTTGCAGATCAATGCCGGTGTTGGCCTGCCACGCAACCAGATCGGCATGCGAAAGCGGCACCGGCCCCATGGCTCCATGAGAAACCGGGCCAGCATCAAACAGGTAGCCAACGAGGTGGCTTGCCGCTCCGATGGGCGGCAAATCGGGAGTGCGGCCCGCATTCTCGATTTGCTGCATTCTGGTCATGGGTTTCTCTGTGGCCTTTTCTGATTTGAGGGTTTTGCTTTTGGTTTGGGGTGCCGTTTGAAGCCAGGCGGTTTGCTGCACATAGACCGCCAGGTCATCAATCAGGCGCTCATAAAATTTGCCCAGTCACCAATGGCTTTTCCGACCTGATCAGCAATAAAGCCGATGGATGGATCGGTGTAGGCGGCCTCAAATGCTGTGTTGTCGCCCTGGTAAGCCCAGCCGTTGAAAGACACGGTGCATGCGGCCAAAAATGCAGCGTTTTCGCGCTGTTGCTCTTCGGCGCTGAGTTTGACCTTGCCTTTTTTGGCCATGCGATCCAGCATGCGCTGTGTGCGCTGTGAGTTGGCTTTTTGGTAGGCCTTGCTGCCAGGGCCGTACACGGTGACGCTCAAAGGCTTGCCGCTGCCATCCAGCAAGGGTTCGTCATTGCCATTGAGCAATTCAAGCGTGAAGGTGTCTTTGGCGGCCAGGGTGGTGATTTCAAACATTGTTGATTTCCTTTTGCGGGGAGTTGATGAGGTCATGTGAAATTGCCCTTACTTGGCCCAGCCGCTTCCCGCAAAAGAAGCGAACCGGGCCAAGCAGGTGCACGGAGGGTCTTAGGCAGCCAGGGACTCGACCACGCCAACGCCTGCGCTGTTGGTGGTCAATTCAAGGGTCATGGTTGCGCTGGTCACGCTGTCCACGGAACCCACGCCAACCTTGAACGACATGACTTTGGCTTGGAAGTAGTACTTGTCACCGTTTTGAGTGGTGATGACAAAGCTGTAGTCGTTGTCAGATAGTGCGCCTGCCTTGGCAAGGATTTGGCCTGCATCGTCGGTGTCCAGGCCAAGCTGCACGTTGATTGAGCCTTCGTTGAAAGAGCCTTTGAGCTTGACCGTGCCGCGCGAACCAATGGGGTTGTGCGTGATCAGGTTGAATTCGCGGCCAAATTCGCCCAGATCAGTGACTTCACCAACGGTGGTCATGGTCAAGGCGGCATAGCCAGCAGCATCAAAGGTGGCGGGGGCGGATGCGCTGATTTTCAGCGTGGTACCAGCAGAAGAACGGACGGTCATGATTTTTTTCCTTTCGGGTTAATTGAGCAAGTCAAGAATGCAAACTCCGGTGCCGTCATGGCGGGCATTGGCGATGCGGTAAGTGCCAGCAGCTGGGCCGACAGTCACCACAAGCGTTTTGCCCTCAGGCTGAGCAGGGACGCTGGCCGAAGGCAGCATGAAGGTTGGCGATGTGCCAGCCGCCACGCCAAAGCCTTCGAGGCTTGCGCTCTGATAACCGGGCTCCATGACACCGACCACGGCCACTCCGTTGAGCGTGGCCGTGTCGGCCAGCTCGCTGGAGTTAAAAAACGGGCTGAGGTCTTCGGTGAACATGGAGCGTTTGCGTTTCGTCAGACTTAGGCGGTGATGGCATCCACCATGGTTGCAAACGACTCGGCGTGGCGGATGGCGACATCCACATCTTGCAGAGCCACCACACGCACGGTGCCCGAAGTTGAACCGCTGTAGGGGTCAACCGTGAGGTCAAGGCCGCCCCACATGCCGATCAGCAAATCGGCAAAGTTGCCAAACAGGATGGCCGACAAGTCGGTGCCTGCGCCTTTGGTCAGGTTGGATGGGACAGCGTTGGTGATGCCAGCGCGGTAGCCGTTCAAAGGCATGTCGCCTTGCTCGAAAACAAAACCGTTTTGGTTGTTGGCTTTGGTGGTGCCCTTGAGCTTGCCACGCACCTTGGCGTTGGTCAGATAACCCATGGAGCCCACATCGGCGTTGGCAACGGCCACATCGGTTTCGAGTTCAATGATGTTGGCCCAGGTGGGTGCAGCGCCATCGGTGCCACCAATCACGCTGGGGGTGATCAGCGTCAACAGACCCGAGGGCTGGTTGTTTTGGCCTGTACCGCTGATGGCGGCTTGTTGAATAGCCAGGCCCAGCACAGCTGCCAGGTCACGCTGCACAAAGCCTTCAACGTCAATGCTCGATTGCTTGAGCAGCTGGCGGCTGATGTCAGTGAATGCGCCGACAGTCTTGGCCTGCATAGTGACTTGAGCAATGGTTTGCTGGCTTTCTGTGGGAGCGCCAGATTCAGCCACCCAGTAAGCGGTTGCGCCACCGGATTGCTTTGGAATGGCGATCTTGCCGACCAGACCAGTCAAGAACTGAGCGCCCAGGCCATCAATGACCATCGCGTTGCGCAGCAGGTCAATGAAGTTGCCAGACAGCAAGTTGGTGGCAACCAGGTTGCCGCCAGCGGTGGCCGTGGTGACGTTCAGGTCACGCTTTTGCACCTCGAAAGGCACCATGAAACCGCGCGATTCTTTGCCCAGAATTTGAGCGGCGGAATCTGAGCACTCACGCTCAAAAGCGGCGGCGCGTTGAGCGTTGGCGTCTTGCGGGTTCGCCAGGGCATTGAGGGCTCGCAAGATGCTGTATTGCTTGACCTCTTTGTTGCTCATGCCGATGTCGGCAGTGGGCACGCCCTTGGTGGACATTTTTTCCAGGGCTTCGCGCTGGAATTCTTCGACCGACAGGCCGCGCTGAATGGCGGACATAGCCAGATCGGCACCACCTGGGATGGTGGCGGCAATTTTGGAGATTTCGGCGGCGTGGTTACGCTCTTCGGTAGTGACTTTCGTCATGGTTTTTTCCTCAGAAGTTGATGGGGTGATGGTTACTGGATCGGCTTCGGGATCGGTCTCTGTCTCGGTCTCGGTTTCGGTGCCGTCATCGGCCTCAACTTCAACTTCGACACAAACACTGATTCCGCGCTCATCGGCTTCAGCGCTACGGCCTACGCCAACAGATGCGTCAGCGGGGACGCTGACAAGGGAGACTTCAAAAGGTTCCCAGTCGGTGACGCGGTAGGTTTCCACACCATCCACGGTTTCAACAAGTACAGCTTTGTGAATCATGTAGCCAACGCTCACGTTGCGGCGGATGCCTTCGCGAACGTCTTGCCACACTTCCTCTGCACGAACGCTTTTTCCAAAGCGCACCACGGCACGAGCTACCCGATCAGCACCGATTTCGACAGATTCGACGACCCCGACAACATCTTTTGTGTCGTGATCCATAAGCAGGTTTGCACCACTGCGCATACGGCCTTGGCGCATGCTGGTGGCGCTGACATCGAGAATCTCGACACCCCACCAGCGCTCATACGGCGCTTCACTGGCAAATGCCAGGGTTGCCGTGCGGGCCTCTTCATCAATGGCTTGGCGCTCGACCACAAGGGCTCGCTCACTGCGGCCTTTTTTCAGGTGGCGCTCCAAATTGGCTGGAATGTTTTTGCTCATGTGGTGACTTTCGGTTTGTTGGCGTGACATCGACAAGACAAAAATGTCACGACCCGGTGCCGCTGCCGGGTTTGGGTTGAGGTGCGGCAGCGGTTGCCGAAGTGGCCCCCGGTAGCGAGTCGTATGCCGTCAGGGGGACGCCATACTCACTTGCCAGCTTTTGCGCGTCTGCGATGGCTTTGAGCGTGTCTTCAAAGTCGTAACCCTGTGCGGCGCACAGGTCTTGCGGGCTCATCAAGCCAGCTTTGACCTTGAGAATGTTGGCCTCGGTGTCGTTTTTCGGATCAACCCAATCCCAACGGCGCGGCATCCATTCATGGCGTGAGAACTTGTCCAGTTTTGCCAGCGGCAAAGTGGAGCCGTTTGGCATGACCACGGCACCCGACAGCAGCGCCATTTGCAGCCAGGCGCGATACACCGGCTCCATAAAGCCTGCAATGAACCACTCTTGATCGCCCATCCAGCGGTCACGCTCTTCCAGCGTCCCGGATCGAATGGAGCTGAAGGACACGCCCTCCAGATCATTGCCAAGCGAGTGGTAGGCAACGCCCCAGCCACTGGCGATGCGCTGAAGAGTTGTTTTGACAAACGGCCCAAAGTTTTCTGAGGGGTATTTGCTGTCAAGTTGCTTGATGTCGGTGCCAGCCGGGATCGTGTCAAAGTAGCCGGGGAGGCTGGTGGTGACGGTCTCGCCCGCTGCATCGACCCCACCAATCGGCGCTTGGCCGTCTTGGGTGACAAAAAACCCATAGTGATTTGCACCATGCTCGGCAGCCAGCAATGCGGCCAGCTTGAACCCTCCAAGATGGTGCAGGCTGAGCATGCCTGGTGCCATCCATGGGATGCCGCGCAATTGCTCGCCCCGCTCGACCTTGAATGCGTGTATCACATCTTGCATTGGCAGGCGAATGCGCTGACGGTTGCTGTTGGCTCCGTCATTGGGGTGTGCGGCAAAAATGTGCAAGGCGATCGGCCTGCGATAAGAATCCACCTCAACACCCATGATCACGGTGTTGGAGCCGTAGCGGCCATTGAACGTGGTGTCAATGCGATCAACGTCAATGAGCTGGAGCGCAAAATTGAACTTGTTGCCAGCATCAGCGCCACGCACCATGCGCACCAAAAATTCGCCATCGCTGGGCAAACCGCCCACCATCGTTTCGCACATGTCGCGAAAATGCTGATGGCCGGTCAGATCGGCCACAAATTGCCATTCGCGCCAGGCCGACTCGATTGCCAGATTGGCAAGGCGGTCGGGTTTTCCGGGGCTGTCCTCAACCCGCACTTGCAGGCGAATACCGGCTGGGCCGATGATGTTGTTTTGCACCATGTCGCGGAATTTCCGCGCATAGTCGTTGTTGTTTGCCAAATCGCGGCCACGGGCGCGAAGCCTGTCCAGGTCACCGCGCAGCTCTTCATTGATAGATTGCTGAGTGCCAAGCCAGTCAGCGGAAAGCCGATCAATCCGCGCGGCCTGAAACCGGCGCACATGCGGGATGGATTGAGGTGAGCGGCGAATGCCGCTCCAAATGCGGGCCAGTAAATTCATCGACCAAACCTCACATAAACACGGCTGTTGTCAGGAAGGCCAGACGCAATGCGGCCAGCCTGTTCCTCTTTGCTGACCTCTACGCGCAAACGATCACGATGCGCCCAAAGCTCAGGCAGCGTAAAGCGCTTGAGTTTGCGGCCCTGAATTTCGTATTCAGCGGCAGCGATGTTGTTGGAATTGGACAAATACGCCTGCACGGCCTCAAGGGCTTTGCGGGCTTGGCTTCGGTTGTCCAGGGTGTTGGCCGCAAAGCTGGGCTGAATCGTGATGCGGCCTTGGCCCACTGTGAACACATCGCCAGCCTTGGAGGCCTGGGCCCGGTAGTCATAGTCACCAGCGGCCCATGCAGCCGATGTGGTGGCCGATGCCTCAATCAAATGGCTGTCGCCACTGGCCGTGCCATTGATGGTGATTTTTCCGGCAGCATTGATCAGCGTGTACGCCATCAGCCACCCCTGACTGGCCGGGTAATCGGTCAGGGTTTTGAGCCACCGAATGGTGTCACCGGCAATGATGGTTGAAGGTTCGTTTGTTGGGATTTCTGGCATGGTTGGCAGACGCAAATGCGCCAGGGTTTTGCCAACTGTGCCTATTGGTGTGTGACATGGACAAGGCAAAGAATGTCACAGGCTATCTTCAATGATGCGATAAATTTGCCGCGCAGAAAGTTGAAATTTACGCTCTAAGTACGACACACGCTCACCATTGCGATGCAGTCGCCTGATTTCTTCATTGCGTTGGCTTGTGCCTTCACCGGGCCGCCTTGCCACATAAAGCCTGTCGCCACCAAACACATCGCGCACCTGTTTTTCAGCGGCCTCGATCACGGCTTTTTCAAGGCGCGGCGTGAGCGCAAGAACGCATCGCAAGGTGTACTCGACAACATCGTCAGTGTGTTTGACCATGTGCAGCGCATCAAAGTCAATCACGGCATGCTCTGATGCTTGGGCTTTGGGTGTGCGTGGGTTTGTTGTTTTCACCATGATCGTGGCTGCATGTTGGGTCGGCGGTTTTGCCGGTTGATGACGGGGTTGTTTTTGGTGGGCGCGGCCAATGGCTCAGGCATTTCGGTGGGTGCTTGAATTTCGGCATGCACCGGCTTGCCATCCAGGTAGGCTTCGATGCGATCCCAGTCTGTTTTGGTGGCCCGATGCAAGCGCAATTCGGGGTGGTGAGCTGCCGCGAAGGCATAGACCCACGTGTCAAGTGGCTCGTTTCGAGCGCCTCGCCGGTTTTCAAATCTGTTTTTGCTGGGGTTGTAAATCTCACCCACCAGGCCGGTAAAAAACTCGGGCTGAAGCTGATCGCTGAAATGGGTCATGCGGTCTTCAATTTGCTTGTCGGCATCGGCACTCAAACGGCTGTAGAGCCAGTGCTTTGCGCCCACGGTGCCAACGTGATAGACCATCACGCCTTTTTTGTCGCTTCGCCCCTTCCAGTCGATGTCATGGAGCTTGCCTTTGCTGAGAATTGGTGCGTTGTTTGGTACCGCTCCAAAAATCGCCATGGGCCGCTTGACGCGCCTTTGCCTGACAAAGTTTTTGACGGCCTCGGTGCGGTGGCCGCCAGCGTCTTGGCACATGGCCTCAATGCGCATGCTGCCCCCGCCCTCGCGCTCAATGGGCCGATTGAGCAAGTCGGCCAGCGCGGCCCACACGGGCTCATCGGCTGGGTCTCCAGGCAGCTCGATGTAGTCCAGTGTCCAAAACGCAAGGCCTCGGCCCCAGCCAACAATGTGAACGGCCAATCGGTTGTCTTGAGTGTCAACACCAGCCGTGACCACCAAAGCCCCGCGCGGCGCAACGCGCAGCGGGTATTGCTCAGCCCTGTCCGCAATGGCGTTGTGGCGCACGGCCCGCATGGCCGCATCCTCCCAGGGCTCGGCCAGACGGTCATTGATGAAAGTCTTGAGCCGTGCGGGATCATTTTGAATTTCGCGCCAAGTCTCGACCAGATCGGCCCAGCGCGGCCCCAATCCAAATTGGTAGTACAGGCAGTTGATGTGGTAGCCGCGAACCTTGGCACCGGGGTTTGTTGCTCGCCACTCACCGGCCTTGATCATGCTGGTTTTGTGATGCTCATCAATCTGTGCGCCGCACTCTTGGCATGTGTACCAAACCTGTGATCCGTCAGCGCTCCAATGCAGCCCGCCCCACTCCAAATGCTGCATGTGTGAGCAATGCGGGCATGGCACAAAAAACCGGCGCTGATCGCTTTTATTCCAAAGCGATTCAATGCGGCTGATACCTTTGATGGTGGGTGTGCTGATGTAGAGCCGTTTGTAGGTGGACGGAAAAGCGCTGGTGCGACCTTCGAGCATTGCCAAAGGGTCATCGCCGCCGCTGAGGTTGTTGCTGAATTCGTCCACCTCATCGACGATGAGTTTTTGGACGGTGGTGGACTTGAGGCGGCTGGGGCTGCCTGCATGCTCGATGTAAAGCTGACCGCCTGCGAAGTCTTTGAAAGTTCGGGTGTTGGATGAATCGCGGCTGGCAACGCTGGTCAAGGCGCGTTTCATGGCCGGTGTTTCTTCAATGGTGGGTGTGAGTTTTTGAGCCACCCACTTGTTCATGGAGACTTCGCCAGGCAAACAGACCATGATCGGGCCCGGATCGTGATCCATGCAGTAGCCCAAGGCATTGACGGCCACTTCGGTTTTGCCAAACTGAATTGGGAACATCAACACGGTGTCATGCACGGCGCTTCGCGCACTCATGCAGTCCATGGGCTCACGCAATGGCGGGTTGTTTTCTGTCACCCATTGGCCCGCTTGTGCGCTGCCTTTGCTTGAAAGCCTGCGCTCAAGATCGGCCCATTGGCTCACGGTCAGGGGTTTGCGCGGCGACAGTGAACGCGCCAAAGCCTTGAAACCCGAAACGCATGGATTGGAGAATTTCACCCGATCAAGCATTTTCGGCCTCGCCCGCCATGCGGTTGAATTTGTCGGCCAGGTCGAGCAGTAGTCTTTCAACCTGGTCGGTCAGGGTGGCGCGAATAGCGCCTTCATCGCGGCCAACCAGTTGAGGTGGCAATGTCGCTGTCCAAGCCTCCAGCCTGCCTCGCAATGTGGCCCCGGCGTCTGCAAACGCTGAAACCACATCGCCTTTTTCCATCAGCTCCCCCGCCTCTTTGCGCCAAGCGGCATGCTCACGCTCGGCGGCCCAGTGCTCACGCTTGGCCTTGGCACTTTGAAAATCGTAAGCACGGGTGCCAGGCTTGGTTTCAAATTCGGCATCTTGCTCAGCATCATCACCGCCAACCTCTGATTGCTGAGCTGTGTGGCCGGTCATGGCCTGTGCGCCACGAACTTGCGCATGCCGAGTGGCAACGCCCAATTTGGATGGATCGCGCGTCTCAGCTATTCGCGCAATGCTGTCGGCCACCCGCACCATCTTGCCGTCATCGGTCAAAACCAACCGCCCCTCTTTTTTGAGCTGATAGGCGTACGTGCGCTTGCACCCGATGTATTCGGAAAACTCAGGAACCGACAGCGTTTCTGGTCTTGGTGTCATCTTGCTGTCGCCAATGCCTTGTCGATTTCCTGATCAAGAATTTGCTTGAATTTGGCTTCCACTACCGGACTGGCAATGGCTTCCATATCCAGCTTTTTTTCGTACTTTGCGGGCGTGTCTTCAAACACGATGACGGGGATTAACTTACCCGGCCCCCCCGCACTGCCAGGAATGCGCCGCCAAATGCCCAGCGGGGAGTTTTCCCACCCAGCGCCTTGTGGAACTCCAAAAAACAATTGCAGCGGCTGACCCTTTTGGCCTTTTCTGCGATTGGTGCCGCTGGCACCGATGCGCCGAGCAATGGCTGCACTGAGTTGGCCGTTGTCCGCCGCCTCTTTGAGCTTGGCGATCAGGCCGCGCGGGATGTTGCCGAAGGCATTGAGCTGAATGTTTCCAGGCAGCCTGATACCCGCCTCATGCGGGTCGTAAATTCCACCATCGGCCTGCAAAGCCAGGTACTTGGATTGGATGTCCTTGAAGCCAACCTCAGACACCAGCTCATCGCGGGTGGCGCGTTTGGTGTACGTGCCGTTTTTGGTGAACGGCGTTGGCCGGTCAAACGCTTGGTCAAGTGCGCCAGGAATGGCTCTTTTGACCTCGACAGCCGTCTTCGTAAGGGCGGATGCCACTGCAAATTTGACTTGCTTGAGGCTGGTGGCCATGGCCGCTTTGACCTTGGCGTCATCGACATCGACTTTGATCTTCATGGCTGGCTTTCTGTTTTTGGGGCCGTAGGGGCGTTTTTTTCGATCAGGGCATCCAACCCCTTGGCAATGGTTTCATCGTCGCCTGTGAGCGTGATTTGCATGTCCCTGAGGCCGGGAAAAAGGTTTTGCTCTTGCAAAGACTTCACCAGGTCATGCAATTGAGGCCATGTCTTGACCACTTCCTGAAACTTTTTGGCGTTTTCAGGGGTGCAACGGATCAGGGCTGTTTGTTTTTTTCTGTCCATCTTTCTTTTTGTGCGGTATGTGGGGGATGTTGTGCGGTATGGCGAAACGTGTAAGTGCTTGATTTGATTGGCGTGTGCGGTATGTGCGGTATGTGCGGTATGCCTACACACATGTGCATGCACACGCACACGCATGCACATGCATGTGCGCCTGTGCGTCCGTGTAAGGATTGATACCGCACATACCGCACAAACGTTGAAAATCAATGGTTTGATAGCGCACGGGATACCGCACGGGATACCGCACATACCGCACAAAACAGGCCGAGACAAAGCGCATTCGGTCATCGCCCGACACCTCCCATGCCTTTGAAGTCCTTGAGTGCCATCTTGAAGACGCCCACTCGTTCGCCAATCCACTCGCTTTCAGATCGGCCAGGCGGCATTTCATGCCCGCCCTTGAGAAACGAAATGGCCGATGGCCCTTTGAGGCCCGATTCGCTGTCGTAGCGTTTTCGCTCTACCGCTGCCCCATGCTTGCGCTTGAGGGCGTTGGCAAAGCGCGGCTGGTTGAGCGCCTTGAGGCCTACTCGCCTGCACCATTCGTGGTACAGGTCAAACAGGTCTTGACTCAGACAAGGCGAAAGCAATTTGGGTGTGTGCTTGCCAGGAAAGCCATCCACATCGCCAGCCTCAAAAGCCAGCATGAACCGGCTGGGGCTGTCCAGGCTCAGGTCAATCAGCTCGCGCTTGGCATCGGTCATGGGCGGCAGCGTGGCCGAATTGAAGTCGCCCAAATCAAGGTGCAACAGGTAGTCATGCAAAGCGGCCACACCATTGCCATCAATTTCAGCCTTGACGCCCGCATAAAACTCGCGGCTGAGCTTTTCAGGTGTCCAGATCACCGCATGTCGCCGGTCATCCTCTTCCAGCACCACGGGCATGGCCTCGTTTGAGAGGAAAACCATGTTCACGTGGTTGCGCTCTTCATAGGCCGCCATGTTCTTTGGGTTGATGCGAATCCACTCGCCGGTGATGAAGGCCTTGAGTTTGTTTTTGATGTGGTACAGGTCAGACCGCGCCACCACCTCATCGGCAATCAGAAACAGTTTTCGGCTGGCCCAGTCATTGAACTTGTCTTCGATGGCCGACTGGTCAATCACACGGCCATACGAGCCATAAATGCCCATGATGGCTTCAAAAAACATGTTTTTTCCGGTGCCTTGAGGCCCATGGATCACCAGCGTGGTTTTCATCTTTGCGCCGGGATGCTGGATCGGGTAAGCCAGCCAACGGATGCACCACTGAAAAAGCTCTTCGGGCTTGCTGTCGCCTGCGCACATGTAGCGCAACAGATCGAGCAGGTTTTCACAATTGCCCGCTTTTGGCGTGGTGGGCCATCCCGCCCAAAGATTGCAGTGAATGTTCGGATCGGTGCAGGCGGGATCAAAGCCAACCTCTTGCACACGCACCAGGTGCCGATCAGGATGCTCGGCCCATGAGCGGTGCAGCTCACGCGCCACGCAAGCATCGCGCATATCACTCAAGGCGACAAGGCAATGCTCCTGGTGGTCAAACACCGTGCCGCCTTGACCGTACACCAGAGAAAACCGCTCAAGCAGCTCATCCAGCGAATCAATGGGCTTAAGTGGCTGTTTTTCACCACTCCCCTCCCCCTGTGCTGAGCTGTCACGCGCGGCGGCTGTGCCAAGCGTCCAACCCAATTCCGAGATGCGGCCTTGCACCTGAGCGCGAACAACATGCAGGCCTTCGGCCAGGTGCAGGTCATTGAAGTCAGTGATCTTGGTGCCATTGGACTCAAAGGCCTCATGGCGCTTGGCTTCGTCAGAGAAAACGGGTGCCACATAGGCGCCACCAACCTCCAGCGCGGCAGCGCTTGCGCATGTCACGCCAGGATTGCCAGGGCTGAATACATCGTCATCAGCACAAATGAGCATGCGGGTTTTTTTGTACCGCTTGCGCAAGGCCACCGCCACCGGGGCCAGATTGCCAGCATCAAAAGCCACAGCCACTGGAATGCCAGTGGCCTCATACAGGCTGGCCGCTGTCGCATAGCCCTCTGCGATCAGCAGCAAAGGGCCAGGCAGGCCGATCAGGTGAAAGTGTGATTTTTTGATGAGGCCCGCAGGCCAAAACTCTTTGCCCAGTTTGCGCTGGCCGTCTTTCTTGCTGCGAATGATTTGCAGGCCATGGATGTTGTTGGCCGTGTCCAGCATCGGGATGACCATCGCGCCGCTGTTGGGGCTAAAGCGAACGCCGTGCGCTCCCACCCCCTTGCGGTGGAGGTAGTCGCAATCGCCATCTTCGGAACATTTTTTCCAGGCGGCGGACGCCCTTCGAGCGGCCCGCTCCGCATCGACCTTGCGGGCCAGCTCGGCCCGCTTGCTGTCTTCGGCCAGGCGGCGGCGCAAACTGGCGCGTTGCTCTTGGCTGATCTCGGTCTTGCGAATGTCGATCTTGGTGGCGTGGTTTTCAGCGCCGCGCCAAATGCCGTAGCTGCCAACGATCAGGTCATCGCCAGTCGCCAGGCGCATTTCATGCAGGTGGTACCAGCCGCGCTTTTCCTTCGTGCCCTCCACCCGGCAGCGCGTCAGCTTGCCGATTTCAAGCGACTGGACATCCAGTCCTGCCGAGCGCAACTGGCCCAGCACATCTTCGTAGTTCGAGGCCATCAGTAACCTGCGCCTCGACTGTCTACAAAGCCATCGCGCCGCGAATGACCCTCATAAATTTTGAAGGTGGAAGAACCTAACCTGGGGGGTTTGCAGACAGTGGCGTCAGTAATAGCGACTGACACGCACACACATGCGAGGCGAATTCCTACCGATTGGGGAGCGGGGTGCGTTGTAGGCTGGATGGACATCATGCGCGGCCCTCATCGGCACTATTCGCGCCCATTGACTCTTCGCATGCGGGGCCGATATTCCCATACATGTGCCAACGAACAATCACCCGGATCAACTCGCTCAGCTTGCGGTCTTCGCGTGCCGCCAGTTTGGTGAGGTCTACCAACTCACGCTCGGTAAACCACGCTTTGATGGGTTCGGAATGCTTACGGTCATCAATTGTCATTTTTATGCTCCATGAAAAAAACCCCGCCGATCTACGCTCAGCACTGCCCGATGGAGTTGCGGACGCTGACGCACAGACCAGCGCGACATGTCACGCCAACATGGCGGGGAAACAAGGCGACCTGACCCTGACTCATAAAATGAAAATCCCTCAATTCACATCCCACAAGAAAGGGCCAGGTCATGAACAACGAACAGGCAGAAATACTCAACACAGTGCAACAGGTCATGCGCGGACTGGTGTCGTCGCTGGTTGCTTCACATCCAGAAAGAGCAGCGGAGCTGTCAACCACGCTTGCAGCTTTTGCCGAGCAGCCAAGTCTGGACACAGCCGCTCGAAACATGCTTTTGGATTTGTCTCGGGGTGCTGCAATGCTGGTGTCTGCGACCCATCGCAAACAGTAAACAAAGGGCGTGTCGCCCATTCATTGAATTTCTTTTCGGCAAATTTCATTCAGACCTCGACGGGTGGGGTTTGTTGCATGCTGGCTCGGACTGACCGCACCAGCTCGGTGGCGGTGGTGTCGGCCAGCTCGGGCCAGATGCGGGAAAAGTCATCGGGCCGCATGTCGCGCCGGGTGACTTCGCCTTCGGTGAAGACCTCGATGGCGGCCATGTGCACCACGGGAATGGGCTTGTCGCGGCTGATCCAGTCGGCCACTTGTGGTGGCTTGATGCCCAGATGGCGGGCCAATGCCGCCTGCCTGCCGTGTTCTTGCTTGAGCCAGTCTTGTAGTTCCATGCTCAGCATTATTAGCCACGACGTAAGCACTGTCAATAGCCTTAGATGAATTCCTTTAAATAGCCATTGACTATCTAATAAACACTGTGCAAACAATCGACGAAACCAGACGCCAACGGCTTGACATGCTGATAAAGAAGCATGGCGGCATTGCGCCTTTGAATGAGGCGATTGGACTTGCACGAACTGATGCAACGCTTTCGCAAATCAAAAACAAATCCGTGCACTCAAAAACGGGAACACCCAGGGCAATGGGCGACTCCTTAGCGCGAAGAATTGAAGTATCTTTGTCACTTGGTTTGGGTTGGATGGATACGCCGCCAACCGCCGGTGAGCGCACCGGAATGAGTAATCAACGTGAAAAAATCACACAGCTCATGGAAGGATTGCCAGACGATCAGCTGGCAGTAGCCCTACGATTGCTTGATGCGCTTGCGAAACCACCCCCAGCCAACGGAACCACCGGCTGACAGCAAGGCCAGCCGGTCAGGCCTGGTCATCAGGCTGGACGATTTCAGGCATCGGAATCGTTGATCAACCCACTCAAATCGACAAAGATGGCCGGTTGAATCGTGGCCGTGATGCGCTCCAGGCGGCCCGACAAGGCCAGCAACTCTGACTCCACATCCACCAGGTGCAATGCGCGGCATCGGCCCATCGCGCTGTTGATGCCGTATTCGGCCCGGTTGAGTTCATAGGCCAAGCCACCCACGTGGTTCATGATCTTTTTGGCCGCAGCGGCAGCAGCTGCCGACTTGTCTGGCTGTTGTTTTTCCTCTTGCATGTGATTCCTTGAAGCACCCGCCCAGCGCGGGTGTTGCTATTTTCACAAAATAATTACGTTGTGGCTATTGCAAAATATTTGCGCTGTGGCTAATATCTGGCTCATTCTCATCCATTCAAGGAGATTTCACATGAGCCCCTACCTGTTGGAAAACCTCTATCACCGCCTTGGCCGACCACGCTGGTTTTGGCCCGCGGTCATGGCCGTCATCTTTGGGCTGTGGGTGCTGGGCTCCAGCATCAGCCCCGCTGAATTCGAGCTGCAAGGCTGAGCCAAGCCGTGGACAAGCTACCGCCGCCCACGTGTGAGCAGTTGCACCACGCCTTTGAGCAGCTGGCCGCACGGTGCAAGGAACTCAAACCACTGAATTTTGCGCAAGCCATGAAACACCCCACCTGGTCTCGCGTGATCCGCTGCAAAGCCAGCGCCGATCGCAAAGCGGAATTCACACGCAACACCACCCGGCGCGTGAGCCTGGTGCGCCGCATTAACCCGGCCACCGGCCAATGGGTCACCCAGCGTGTGCCAGGCGAATTCGATCTTGACCAGCCCCAGATTTTTTAACCACCACCAAAGACTATGAAAGCCTTTTCTGTTTTTCTTCAAGACCTCAATTTGGGGCAAACCCACTCGTTACTGACGCAAGACCTGCATGACCTGTTGCAGACCGTGAAGAACACGGGCCGCAGCGGTGCACTGACCATCAAGATCAAAGTTTCAGCGGCCACGCGCGGCGGTGACGTTGACAAGGTGACCATTGCCGCCGACCGCAAATTGGAGCTGCCCAAGCCAGAGCAGCCCACCGACTTTTTCTGGCTCACGGATGACGCTGAGCCCACACGCCAACACCCACGCCAACACGACCTTGATTTGCGCGATGCCAAGGCACCAGCCGAAGCGCCACTGGTCACGCTCAAGCAGGCCGGCTGATCGCCAAGTCTCCACCCATTCAATCCATCCAACCTCAACGCAAAACTACCATGACCGACGAAATCACCATGCAAGACACGCCCGCCCTTTTTGACATTGCCGAACACCTGATGAATCAGGCCGCTGCCGCACTCAAACCCGAGACCGTGGGCCACGCCTATTTTGTGAATGTGCCGCCCGGCTACAGCCACAAAGATGTGACCGACCAGGTGCGCAAGGCCGCTCCCATGCCGCACCGAAAACAGGGCGTGATTGAGCTTGCCAGCGTGGACAGCTTCATTACTTTCTGCAAAGAGCAGCAACGTGAGGCAACGGGCTACATCTACGCTAACCCCGACACACGCACGATGACTGCCGTTTTCAATGACAACCGCGCAGCCGATGCAGGGTGGCGCGACCATCAGGCCAAGTTCCATGCCAAGTTCACGCCAGAGTTTCAGCGCTGGCTGGAAAACAATGGCCACAACCGCGCCAAAACGCAAACCGACTTTGCCGAGTTCATTGAAGACAATCTGGCCGACATCACTGAGCCTGCCGCGCAGCAGCTGTTGGAGGTGGCGACCACCATCCAGGCCAAGACAGACATCAATTTCAGCAGCGCCAAGCGCCTGCATGACGGCCAGGTGCAGCTGGGCTACACCGAGACCATCAATGCCAGCGCCGGGGCCAATGGTGCGCTCCAGATTCCCAAAGAATTTGCACTGGGCTTGCGCATTTTCAAAAACGGCGATGGCTACAAACTCCGAGCCCGCCTGAAATACCGACTGGGCAACGGCCAGGTCAAGTTTTGGTACGAGCTGGATCGACCCGAGCGGGCCGTTGAGGATGCCTTCGCCGGTTATGTGGAGGCGGTGTCCAAGCAAAGCGGCTACGTGGTGTTGCTGGGCAATGCGTGAGGCCATCATGACCAAGCCAAAGACCGCGCAAAAAGCGCAGACAGCGCCTGAATTGATGGGCAAAGCCAAAGGCCACATGGAGGCCCGCGCATCGACCTATGACCAGCCAGGCGGCGAACGATCTATGGGCAAGGCGGTGGCTGCATTCAACGCCATCACGGGCCGTGCATTGGCTGAATCCGAAGGCTGGCTGTTGTTGCAGTTGCTCAAGGATGTGCGCCTGTTTCAGCGTCCCGGCTATCACGCTGACAGCGCTGAGGATTGCATTGCCTATGCAGCCCTCAAGGCCGAGGCCAAAGGGGCGGGCCGATGACGCGCACGACCGATTCCCGTGGTGGCTTGCATGTCCAGGTGTCGGCCAAGCGGCGCGATGACAGCATGCGCAGCCGGGTTGAGGCCGAGTTGCTCAATGCACCAGAGCCGATCAGCGCCGAGCGCATTGCCCTGCGATTGGATGAGCCCACCATTTCGGTGGCAAGGGCCATCCATGCACTGATTGCGCAGCAACGGGTCTATTCCGTGGGCCGCAAGGGCCGTGTGAGCCTTTACATGTGGGGCCGCGACCCGAGCAGTGCCGTTGGCAAGGTGAAGGCCAAATCGGGCGATCAGGCCAACATCATGCACCGCCCAACCTATGACGGGCATGAGTTGCGCCGTCTGCCAATTGCCGAAGGGCGGTACCGGGCGTATGAGTTGCCCAGCCTGGTCAATGGAAAGCGAGTGGAGCCGCGCGGCATTCATGCGCAATGCGTTGGTTTGCCGTTCAAACACGACCTGACCCGAGGCACCTAATGCGCAAGCAATCCGCCTATGCCCGCAAGCGCAACCATCAGGCCCAGGCTTGCACGTACAGCATCTTGACTGAGCTGTCGGCCAGCCCGACAGAGCCCATGCCATTGCAGCGACGCTCTTACCAGCTGACGCGCATGTGGCAGGGGTTGACAGCCATTGAACGTGCGCCAGAGCCCACCAAAGACGATTGGCGCGTGTGCAGCGATGCCGTAAACCTCATGGAAACGCTCATCACTGCCAACCACGGCTATTGGCTGGACTGCGATGGCGAGGTGGTGCGTGTTGAAGACACGCAAGGCCTGTTGCAAGACGCGATCACCGCCTTGGCAATGGCTGGAAAACGAAACCTCAAGGGTGGAAACATTCGTCTGGATGGGCAAGGCCTTGTGGCGGTACGCGGCATTTTGGAGGACTACGCCACGATTTTGGAGACGCTGCCAGAGCGAACCCTGATCAAGGCGCATCGCCTAACTGAAAAACGCATTCTGAACATTTTGCGCGGCAAGACCCAGCCGCATGACATTGAAATCATTGACCTATGAACACCATGTTTCTCAAAACCCAAAAAACCCACCCTGATGCAGTGCTGCCGGTCTATGGATCGGGCGGCGCTGGTTGCTTTGACCTGGTTGCAGCGGAGGTGAATGGCGGTCAAGCGCCCACCAACATGTTGAGCGGCTGCCCCGTGCTGTGCAACATTGGCCTTGCCTTTGAAATTCCTGTGGGCCATGTGATGCTGATTTTCAGCCGCAGCGGTCATGGCTTCAAAAACGCATTGCGCTTGAGCAATTGCGTTGGCGTGATTGACAGCGATTACCGAGGCACTGTCCAGGTGAAGCTGACGATGGACGCCAGTGCGGAATATCGGCCCATGCAGATCAAGCCCGGTGACCGTGTGGCCCAGGCCATGATCGTGCCAAGCCCCTACGTGCACTTTGACCTGGTTGACCAGCTGGGCGACACCGAGCGCGGCGATGGCGGATTTGGGAGCACTGGGGCATGAACACTTGGCCTTTTCCTGTGTTTCCGCTGCCGCCCTACCGTGAGCCGCGCAAGTCACGCCAGCCGGTTTATCCAGTAGATGCTGAGGAGGCCCCGTTGTGACCACGCATACCCTAGTTTTGTGCAAAGGCCAAAACCCTGATGGCAGTGAATGCGCCAAAGGTGAGGAATGCGCTCACTTCACGCCATGGGGCCTTGACCAGAAAACCCTGAACCTGTGCGCTCAAGCCGGTGAGCCCTTTCACTTTTTCAAGCCATGGCGAGAAATGGTGCGCGAAGGCGGATTTCTTTCCATCAAGTTTGTGGAGTCGACAGCGCAAAGGGAGTTACTGGCATGAACGACTGGAGCTGTTGCAACCCAGCCGGGAAATGTGATCGCGGCCAAGGCTGCCCAGCCGGTGGCGCTTGTCATGCAATGCCGGGTTGCCAAGATAGCCATTGCCCAGGCCATCCAGGCGGCGCAAGGGTTGCCCGAATCAAGCAACGGTACCCAAGCCATGCGCCACTGGTAGCGAGTGCATCGCGCACGTACATCAAGCATCTTGCGCGGGTCATGTTGTTGTTTTTTGCTGTTGCCATTTTTTGTGCGGCTGTTGTCGCGGCCATTCCAACTGGCCCGGTCAAGCCGCCGAGCAATTGCCCCAAGCTGATGAAGATGTGGGGAGGCAATCCGCCGGTGCATGTGATCGTCAAGTGCCAAAACACCATGAAGGCCAACTCATGACGCCAATGCCAGCCGCTTACAACCGATGCAGGCCACAGCAGCCGTCTGAGCGCTGCCGCAACTGCAAACGCTGGATCGACCATCCAGACCAAACGATTTGGAATGTTGTCCCACTGGTCAACGTCCAAAGCCATCAAAGCAAAGCCTGTGTGCATGTGCCAATTTCAAGGATGCAATGACATGAATGACATCAACACATTCCAAACCAGAAAACCAACGTGCCCGCATTGCGGCCACGCTATGACCGACGATGAAATGCTGCAAGACCCAGGCGACCTTTACCGCTTGCCATGGCTTGAAGGCACGGGGTCAACGGATTGCCCGAAATGCCAAAAAACCTATTTCGTGCAGGGCGGCTACATCCCGCACTACACCAGTGTCAAAACGGAGGTGGAGCTATGACCATGCAAGCGCTTGTGCCAGAGGTGTATGCGGCCATTTGTTATGCGCTATGGCACCACCAGGGCGGCAGCTCACCAGTGGGCCAGCCGTTGCGGCCAATGCTGGGCCTTGGCCCGTATGACCACATGACGCCCGATCAGATCGAGGCCGCAAAGCGGCTTGGAAGAGCCATTGAGGCATTTAAACCAGAAATTGAAATCACATCAGGAGAACCAGCATGAGCAAAAAACAAGACCCCTACGCTAGCGAAGAAGAGACGATGGCGCTGTTGAAAAAAGACACCCGAAGCGATGCCGAAAAGCGGCTCGACAGGTTGCTTGAAGAGCGCTGGGCCAACGAGCAAGGTGTTGAGCTTGAGGGTAAGTACAACATCTTGCGCCAGATCGCGCTGGAGCTGTTGGAGCAGCGCAAGCCACCGAGATTTCCGCAAGAGTCCAAAGAGTTCAAGGAATGGTATGACGCCTGGTGGATGGGTGATGGCCAGCAAGGCGAAATAATCCCCGGCAGTGAAGATGCTGATTTTCCTAAGTACCTTGACGGCTACACGCTGGCATTTGGCGCTTGGATGGCGGCAAAGCATGCGGCCAATTCATTGAAAGGCTGACCATGAATGCGGAAGAACTGAAACTGATTCTCGACACCGTGAAATCGGTGGCTGACACAGCTGGTGTTGCTGGCATCGTATGGATTTGTATTCATTACGCAACCATTGCAATTGGCCATGTGGCTGTGCCATTTGCATGGGCTGCAAGCCTGATCATGATGGCCCGATATGGATCCAAATGGCTGGTTGAAATTGAACGCAAAAAAGGTGAAGTCAAGCAGCTTGCCAGTGCCGATGAAATCGAGAAAACTAAACGTGCTGGCATTGACGCGCAAAAGACAAAAGATGAAATTGAGCTTGCGAAGGTCAAAGCCCAGCTGGCTGACCAAACGGTGCAGCTTCGATCAATTGCCGCAGCCGCTGGCATCAATTACTCGACATGGGGTGGATTGATGCCCAGCGAATTGGAAAAAATCATTGACAAGGTGCGGTCATGAACATCATTGATTTTTGCGAAATACCGCGCACCATGGCCGAAGTGATTGACGCTGGTTTTCGCGCGATCAGGTTTACAACAATGTCAAAAACGGCAGACTGGTGAACATCACGCGCCGCGATGCCTGGGGGCGAACCACTCACAACCGGCCAGGCCTATTTAAGGCCGCAGAAAGCCATGATGGCAGTTTTTATGGTCACGACTGGGCCGGGTCTGAGCGCAGCGCTCAGCGTTACGACGCCAGACCGCTGGTCAGTGCATGGGGGGCAATGTCATGAACACCGCTTTTTTGCTTATGGCGCAATACAACGCCAGGGCGGTCATTCCAGTTGATGTGGTTTGCAAAGACTATTTTCCACATTTGGACAGCGCCAAATTTGTCCGCAAGGTCAGTGCTGGCGAAATCAAGATTCCACTTGTGCGGATCGAAGGTTCGCAAAAATGCGCCAAGGGCGTGCACCTGCAAGACTTGGCCGACTACCTGGACAACCGAAGGGCGGCAGCGATCAAGGAATGCGACCAGCTCAGCCGGTCTCACTGAGGGCCATAAAATGCAAGCCATGAATGATGCGCAACCACAAGAATCGTCCCCGCAAATGCACTATCTGGTCAGCAGGCATGGTTTCACGTACCAGTGCTTTGTGACCTACAGGCCTCTTGATCAGATCGAAAACTTGGATGCCTATGCAAAGGCTCAAGCCCGAGCTGGTTTTGTTTTTGAAGACGATGCAAAATGGTTTTGCCAGCAATTCAATGATGCGGTAGCTCGAAAGGTAGAGCCGTTCAAATGAACGAGTGTGGTGGGTTCGATTCCCATCCCGCATCACCCAACGGCCTCATTTGAGGCCGTTTTTTATGGCATCAATCTGTCCAATGATTTTGTGCGGCCTGTTGGACGGATGGGCCTTTAGTGCAACATTTGGTGCAACATGTGCCATCAAGCATCGCCAACATCGTTGATTTTTAAAGGCTTTTTAGGCTTTGTCGCATCAGTCGAGCATCGGCGCAACACTCAAACGCCACATCGTTGATTTCAAAGGATTTTCAGCAAAATCAAGGACTTGCGTGGGTTTTTTCTCTGTCTTGTTTAATGTCATTTCGGCCTGTTTTGGCTCATTTGGTGCAACAGTGCTACATTTCAGTGCTACAAATTTTCAATGTTGCACCGAAAACCATGGGAACCATTACAGCACGAAAGCGCAAGGACGGCTCCAGCGCCTATCTGGCCCAGATCAGGATCAAGGTGGGCGGCAAGGTGGTGCACACCGAGTCCCAAACCTTTGACCGCCAACCAGCTGCCAGCGCCTGGTTAAAACTGCGCGAACGAGAACTGGCCCAGCCTGACGGTATGAGCAAGGCCAGATCAGGTGATCCATTCCTTGCCGATGTGATCGACAGGTACATCAAAGAGTCACGCCGCAACTACGGCAAGACCAAAAAACAGGTGCTTGCAACTATCAAGGCCGCGCCCATTGGAAAGATGCGTTGCTCGGAAATTGGCAGCCCCGAGCTGATGGCCTTTGCCAAGTCGATTGGCGGCCACCCTTCCACCGCTGGCAACTACATGAGCCATTTGGCCTCTGTGTTTGCCATTGCGCGGCCCGCATGGGGCTACCCGCTTGACAAACAGGCCATGGATGACGCCCGGACGGTAGCCGACAGGCTGGGCGTGATTGGCCGATCCAGCCGCCGCGACAAACGACCCAGCATCCAAGAACTTGACAAGTTGATGGCGCATTTTGAGTTGTATGAAGCCAAAAACGGCCCCAAGGCCTACCCCATGCGCCACCTGATCGGGTTTGGCATCTTCAGCACCAGGCGGCAAGAGGAAATCACGCTTTTGGAGTGGGCTGATCTTGATGAAGCCAAATCAACCATCATCGTGCGCAACATGAAGCACCCAGGCGAAAAAATGGGCAACGATGTGCGCGTGGACATCCCGCCCGAGGCCATGGCCATCATCCAGTTGCAGCCGCGAACCGGGAAATTCATTTTCCCCTACCAATCCAAAACGATCAGCTCATATTTCACCCGCGCATGCAAGGTGCTGGGCATTGTGGACATCCGGTTTCACGACTTGCGGCATGACGGGGTTTCCAGGCTGTTTGAGCTTGGCAAGACCATCCCCCAGGTGGCATGCGTTTCAGGGCACCGAAGCTGGGTTTCTTTGCGGCGATACACCCACATTGAGCAAACGGGCGACAAGTATGCCGAGTGGCCGTGGATCAAGGCCATTTGCCAGCAAGCCGCGCAACTTGATCAGTCGATGCGTGGCGGCGGCTCCAGCTCATCCAGGTGGCCACCTTCACGCTCATAGCGCTCCATGAGTTCGCGGATTTCGGCGCGGCTGGCTCCAATCTTGCGCTCGATCAATTGTTTGAGACGCTTTTTTTCGCCATCCTTGCGCCATTCGCCAACGTCCTGGTCAGGGCTTTTGCGCATGTCTGGCGTCTTCAATGTCCAAAATGGCATTGAGCTGATCGGCCAGCTCAGTGTGCGCGGCTCGGCAAATGGCTATTTGCTCGGCAAGGTCTCGGCTGGTGCTGAATCTGAGCCCGAGGCCTGAATCGGCGGCAGGGGCTGGGGGCGAATTCTCAGATTGGCTGGCAGCGGCTGGCAAGGCGGGGCCGATGGAGTTGAGCATGCCGACAGTGCCAGGGTCAAGGCAATCGCGGCGAGTGAGCTGGGAAATTCGCGCATGAGCGGCTCCAAGTTGAGTGTTGAGGGCGCGAACGCGCTCGGCATGACCGATGGCCCGCTGGTCGGCCATGTCCTGCATGACCTGCCTGTTTTTTTCTGCAACTGCATGCGCTGCAATTTGGGCCTTTGCGGCCATTCCCGCATGCCATTGATACCCAAGCCACACCCCAAGCAAAAAAACGCCCAGAACGGCCATTGATCGCCACGGCATGGCTGCAAAAAAAGGCATCAGGCAAACTCCGTGGGGTTTTGGATGTGGATTTCAACGCCTTCCCCGCGCTCGATGGCTGTCTTCACTTTGGCTTTGACCAGCTCTACGGCGGGTCGGCTGGTGCCTCCCACCAAACTGACATCAGTGGCCCGCATGCCGAGCAGCAGACACCCCTCGGTGTCTTGCGCTGTGTTGCCAGCATGGATGCGGATGAACTCAAAACCCGGCACATTCATGAGCGTCAAAGTGTCGCGGCCAAAGCGCGGCGAGTCTTGCAGGATTACACGGTAAACGCCCGCAGGAATGGCGGTGTTGCCTTTGATTTTCCATTCATGGACGGACTGTCCAGGAATTTCCCGCACCTCGTCTTCCAGCGTGTGGCAACTGAAAGCGCCGTCAATGTAGAGTTTGCCAACGGTAGCACCGCCATGGCTGGGATTGCGCAAGACTGTCAGTTTCATGGGTCAGCCCTCTTTGATGCGGGTTCGGATGATCAGCACGGCAAAGCCGGTCATGACCGCTGTTTCGGCCAGTGTGGGCCGCTCCACACGCATCAACGTCCCAGCTGCAATTTGGTCAATGCCGAGCAGCGGCAGTGCCGGGGCGATGACCGCGCCGCCCGCGCCGATTGCCAACAGACACCAAGCCAAGGCTTTGAGGCCATCAACGATGCGCGTGTGCACATCAATGCCAGGCCTAAATGGTGCAGTGCGCTCCAGCTTGTTGAGGCCTTCGGCCAGGACAATCATGGCCGCCATCCAGTGCACGTATTGCATGATGGATTCCATGTCAAATGCTCCCAGCAGACTTTTCAGAACCAAAGCGAGTGATGGCAGTGCGCAGCACATGCTGGGCCCCTGCACCAACGGCAAAAGCGCCGCCAAGAAATTGCGAGTCAGGCATGTTGCCAACCATCAAGGCCATGGGCGTTAAATAGCCCGCTGTGAGGGCACTGGCAAACACCACGGCCATGCGCCGCAAAGTAGTGCTGATCAGGTGCTGCCAGGTATCGCCACTTGAAGGCACGCTGTTGAGCAAAATGATGGCGACCAGCGCCCCCGCAAAACCGGCCAGCAACACATCGGGGCGTAAGCCCAATGGAACACCAAATGCGATCAGTGACGGCACAGTGGCAGTCGCGGCCACCATGGTGACGGTGGCGGATGTGGTTGCTGGCTCGGCCATCGGAAACCCTTAAATGCAGCTTGGATGATTGTTTTACAGGCCCAGGGCCGCTTTTTTCGCGCGACCCCAAGCGCGGCAGTCTTCAACGTAAGCATTCCAGGCGCTGGTTTCTTCGCTGGGCGCAATGCGCAGCAGCTTGATTTCATCGTCAACGGAATACCGTGCGCGGATTTGCTCGACAACTTGACGGTCAATCAGCTGCACCAGTGGGCTGGCTTGACGAATGGCGTCGCGCAACATTTCAGGCAGCGGCAGGGCCAGCGTTTCAATGCTGTCCACAATTTCTGCGGGCTGGTCTTGAGGCAGTTTTGCATCGCCAGGCAGGCTGACATAGGTGATGCCGTCAATGGTTGCCAATTCAGAGCCAATGCGCTGGCGGTTTTCACCCTCAGGCAATGCCAGCTCTTTGGTGGTCAGAGCGTCGATAAACTTTCGGTAAGAGACGATAGAGGTCATGGTTGTTTTCCTTTACGGTTAAAACGAGGTGTTTGAGGCTGCATGTATTTCGGGCATGGCCCAAAATTGAGGTGATCGGTGCCAGATTGCTTTCGCGCACGGCTCGACCGAATTTGAAAAGGCTGTGCTTTCGGATGTAGCGCCGTGTGCGCCAGGTGCGGTACCCGACAAAATTCAAACCGCGCTGAGCCGGGTGAATGCTGTATCTGGAAAGCTCCAGCCGCAAGTTGTCGGCCAGGAATGCTTTGATTTGCTCAAGCGCTTGCAAGCAATGCTCGCGACTCCAGCCAAAGACAACAAAATCATCGACATATCGGCAATACAGGTGCGCTTTGAGTTGCCGCTTCATGAAATGATCAAGCGGGCTCATGTAGATGAGCGCATAGAGCTGACTGAGCAGGTTGCCAATCGGAATTCCAAGCGGCTCCGTTTTTGGGTGCCCATATTCAGCAAACTGGAGCATCACGCCGACAAAGCGTTGATCTTTGATGCGTTGCTCAATCAAGGTGCGCAGCACAGCCCGGTCAATGCGATAAAAAAACTTTCTGATGTCCAGTTTCATCACGCATGTGCCGGGATTGATGGTGCGCAGCGATTCCTGTGCATAGTCGGCGGCCTTGTGGGTGCCTTTGCCGTGGCGGCATGCAAATGACTGGTCAATGAAGCCCGCATTGAAGATTGGATAGGCCAATCGGTAAATGGCATGCTGCACCACCAAGTCGCGGAATGCGGGCGCGTAGATGATGCGTTTTTTGGGCTCATACACGTGAAATTCAATGTACGGCATGGGCTTGTATGTGCCGCCATTTAATTCGTCATAGAGCGCGTCCAGATTGCTGGCCAGCCTGCGAGAAAACTCCAGGCAGGCGCGTTTTTTCATCTTTCCACGGCTGGCATCAATCCATGCCTGGTAAAGAGACTCACGGCTAAAAGCCTGGTCAAACAAGTTGCCCACGCGCTTCAAGATGCCACCCCCAGGCTTTCGATGGATTTTCGGCCACTACTAGGAAAGAGGTGTGCGGCAGATTTCGCGATGAGTTGCCCCAGTCGCGGGAAAACGTCTCCCTTGGAGCCACCATCCATTTGCATGGTGCGAGGTGAATCCGAGTCCGAGCGGAACCCGTAGTTATCGTTCGAGTTCGCCCGCGAATTGTTCAAATTCAACGACCAGACGCCCGCATTCGACGAGTTGTTCCAGTTGCCGCCACAATTCGGACACATGTCAAGACGCCTCCCCGTTTGTCCCGGCCATCCGGGTTGATTTTTCGGCGCGTGGAGCGCTGTTGTCACGCTCACGCTCAAACATGAGCCAGCCGCCAATCATGCGGCCCAACTCATCGACCATGCGGCTGATTGCCATGTAGCGATGCTCAGCCATACCCATGGGCTTGGCCTTGGCTTGCTCACCCTCTTTGAAGCCAAAGTAACCCAGCTCAAAAGCCAACCGAATCAACATGCGCAGTTGCTCATGCGCAATGTCCAAATTGGTTAGGGTGGTTTTCTTGTGGTAGCGCTTTTGCGCCTCCACGATGAGGCCATAGCACTCATACGCCTTGCGCCGGATTTCCTGCGCAAGGCCGTATTTTTCGTGCTTTGGAAAATGGTTCAAATACAGGTTCATTTGCTTGGCAAATTCCGTGAATTTGGCATCCAACTTGGCTTCATCGTGCAGGCCCATCGCTATCGCTCAGGCCTCAAAGATACAAGGCCGAGCGGAACCCGCAGTGAACGTCCGAGTTCGCCCGCGAATCGGCCAAAGCCAACGACCAGACGCCCGCATTCGACGAGCTGTTCCAGCCGCCGCCACAATACGGACACATGTCCGCAGTGCTGTAGTCATACAGGATGTCATTGCCAAATTGATTGGAGCCGCCTGCAACCAGTGGAATGCCAGCGGCAGTCATTTGCCATGCGGTGCCGCTTGTG